AGCGTTGATTGAGCCTGTGCCGCTGTATCCGCTTGAGTTAATACCAACAGTAGCGTAGTTGGTAGACGCCGTTCCTTGGTCGTTATACGCAATGAACTCAGCAGAGGCTTGAGTACCCGCACTGGTGTTTTGAATGACGTTTTGGAAGTAGCTGTTTACGCTAGTCTGCGCAGACTGCACAATGCCTGTATCGCTGAAACTCAGGGTGCCGTAGTTAAATGCGCCTAAATTGGATGAACCAGAAGTTGCCGCTGTAGCAGTAACCGTCGAAAATACACCTGCACCGCTAAACGTGGACGCCTTGACCCAAGCAGTAGTGGCTATGTTATAAACAATTTGAGCCNCTTCACCAACCGCAATCGTTAAGCCACCAACCGTCTGGGCGTAGCCGCCAGTCGTGCTGTTAATGACCGTATAAGTCTTACTTGAAGCGGGCAGAGTCACCGTGCGCGTAGCAGTCCGAGCGCCAGACAGCAAAATAATCGCATACTGGGCCGAAGTGCCCGTCAGGTTTGTACCCGAGCTAGTGGCCTGTGTAATGGTCAGCGTGACGTTGGCATCAGTGGTTAAGTTCTGAGTACCTGCAACCGCCACATCCAAAATGGACGATACGCCGTTGTTAACATCATCGCCCCAAACCGAAACTTCTGTGCCATCTACTGGCTGGATCAAGGCCAGCAACGAGGTGTAATTAATTGCCATAGTAGTTCCTTAATTCTTCACTTGCGTCCAAGTGCTAGTCTGAGTGTCATTAATTTGCGCCCACGACACCGACTGAGTATCGTTGATATTTTGCCAGTTTGGAGTCTGGTTGTCATTAGTATTTGACCATGTTCTGGTCTGAGAATCATTAATTTGTGACCAGTTTGGCGTTTGGTTGTCTGATATCGGGTTCCACTGCAGCGCCCCCAAGAACGAATCCGCAAGTGTTGCCGTCTCAATTACATTTGCCAGCATCACCAAATAAGCCGACCAAGTATCCAAAACCGTAGCCGTCTCAGTCACCGCTACCTGCATCACATTTGAGGGCGTTACAGTTTCCGTAATAGTCGCCGTCTCAGTCACCGATACCAAAATACCGTTCGATCCAACCACCGTGTCCGTCACAACTGCGGTCTCACTCAGCGTGTTATTGTAAATCTGACCGCCAAACGAAGACTCTGTAACCGTAGCTACCTCAGTCAGCGTAGGATTAAATATCGCCTGAACAGCCTCAGAATCCGTAATAGTCGCCACTTCAGTCACAGAAACGCCCATGACGTTCGATGGAGTAACCGTATCCGTTACCACTGCGGTCTCACTGACCGCCATGTTCATGGTCAAAGTGTTGGATGTGCTATCCGACACTGTAGCGGTCTCAGTTACAGAACTTGCATAAACCACTGTCCCAGTCTCAGAATCCGTTACCGTAGCGGTTTCGCTAACCGCCATGTTCATCGTCAACGTATTGGACGGAGTATCTGTAACAGTCGCCACCTCAGTGACGCTCATGTTCATCGTTAGGGTGTTAGTAGCTGTATCGGTCGCAGTGGCTGTTTCGCTCACGGCAACGCTCATCACATTAGACGGCGTTTCAGATTCAGTGATTGTGGCGGTTTCACTGACCGCGCTGGCATAAACAACTTGACTCGACTCAGAGTCGGTCACCGTAGCGGTTTCAGTTATTGCGTTTGAGAAGGACTGCTGGGCTGATTCAGAGTCCGTAACGGTGGCTGTCTCAGAAGTAGAGTTATCGTAGACCGATCTACTCCAACCGGCCTGACCCCACCATCCTGACCCCCAGCCGCCCGTTGCTGACATGGGTTAAGCAGCCGCTAGGTCTGCCTCTGGGAACCAAGTTTGCTGTGAATTACCTTGTGCATCTACCCATTCAACTAAATAGGTAATATTGCCAGACGAATCAATCGTCATGGCCTGCACTGGGCCAGTGGGAACAGTTGCCACTAGCTTAACCTTATCGCCAACTTTAAAGTTTGCAGCCATTTTTAGTCCTTAACAGTTCGCCGACCAGACTACATTGAGCACGTCACCGCTCAAAACAGAGCGTGAAGAAGCAAAACTGCCTGCTGAGAACAGTGTGCCCGCTGTGCCGCCAATCGTGTTGTTGGTCGTCAAGAAAGCGCCTGCTACCGTATTTGTAGCGTTAATGTTAAACGCAGTAGCCGAAGTGGAAATAGTACCAGTGCCAGCAGTTCCCGCGCCGCCGCCAGAAGCAGTAGCAGAACCAAAAGAAGCCGCAGGACGTGTAGCGTTAGAGTAGCCAGTGATTTCAGTCCAACCTGAGTGCGACGACATGGTGTCAGCAGCGTTATAGGTGGGGGTCGTTGCACCGTTCACCAAACCCAAGTACCAAGCGGCAGTGTAAGCAGAACCGGCAAAATACTTGTTCAACAAATCAGTTTTACCAACGTTCACCACCAAGTTGGGGAAATGCTCTTCCCATTTCAGGTTGCCTTCAGCGTCATAGCAAGTAGCCGTAAAACGCCCAGTAATGCGCATTTCCTCGTCAAGACCAGAGCCAACGGTAACCGAAGCTGTAGGAGCGTCTTGGACGTTCAGTTTTTCAGTGCTGTTCATAAAAGTCCTTATGCGCTACGAATCAGCGCAGTTGAGTAAGTGTTGGCAGGCATGGTCACCGTAAACGAAGTGGTGCAGGTTTTATCTGAGCCAAAGTCAATCACGGCAATCGAAGCGTTCGATGCGGTAGCATCATAAATCAAAGCACACCGAGCAGTAAAGGCGGCGGGGTTCCAAACCACATTGGCAAAGTTAACGTACGCCACGCTGTTCGTTGCGTCATAGCTAATCGTCACGCCCGTCATGGTTTGACCGCCAGCGGTGTATCCTGTGCCTGTAACTTCGTTGACGCTGGTATACGCAGTAGTGGCAGGGTTTAAATTGGCGTTCCCGTTGTATAGCGCCATCTTGAGGGTATCGGTCGCCAAGTTGAACTGCCCGTTGTACAGCCCAACCTTGAAGCTCGTCGTTTGACCTTGTAGGATAGACATCTATTACTCGACCTTCTGGCGATACTGCCCACTGCGAAAAGCATCTTGACGTTCCAAGCCGTCACCCAGACGTTTAGCTTGTGCAAGCGCTTCGTTGTACTTGGTGTTATACAACTGAACTAAGTCCTGTTCACCCTTCATAAAGGTGATGGCTTCAACCAAAGTGCCATAGAGCAGCGCAGCATCGTAATTGTCACCAAGCCAAGTTTGGCCGGTAGTTTGATTTAAGCTGGATGCGTTGGGAACAGTAATGGCAAACCCACCGCCAGTGCTAAGGCTAATAGATAAAGAATCCCCCACGGCATAGCCAGACCCTCCGGTTTCTAGGGTAACAGAAGTAACAACACCCGTATTGCCAACCACAATGTTTGCAGTTGCACCAGAGCCCGTACCGCCAGTCAATGCTTGGTTGTAGTACGTGCCAGCAGGATAGCCCGAACCAGCCGTAAACGTTCCGTTCAAGCTGGTAATGATGCCGGGGATAATTGATGGTGGATAGAAGAAATAGTGCAGCTCCACACCGTAGTTTTGATCTGGCGTTGGGCCAAGCATGAACGACAACTCGTTAGGCGCGGCAGATTGAGGGCCAAAAATGGCATAGTGCGTTGGAAACCCTGACACGCTAGGATAGGGGAACGCTTCACGGATAAAGTTAACGTCCTTGTTTAACAAGTAGTTGTAGCCGCCTTGAAAGGCTACTGTGCCCGATACCGTACCTGTGTTTACTACGCTGAGCGTGATGTTGTTGCCGTTGATGCCATAGACGATTGCACCCGACCCAATGCCTGTGCCTGTAACGTTTTGTCCAATTGCTACGCCGCTGTTGCTGGCCACAGCAATCACGTTTGTACCTGAAGTCCCCGTAGCTGTCGTAGACGCAAGCGAATATGCTGCCAAAGAATAAGTAGACAAATAATCAGCCGGAGCAGAAAGGTAAGGATTCGTAGAACTAACAGTGCCAGTAACATTCTTGCGAAGCGACGGAAACTGAATTTCATTGTAAATCCGCTGTTCAGCTTGCTCAATGAACGTGTTGATGTCTACCGTAGAAAACGTGTTCTCGGTATAGTCTTGAACGGCAGTGACAAGCTGATAGTAGTTCATGCCATCGGGCCTCGAGCGTACAGACCTTTAGTAGCGCAGCCAGTGCCGCGCAGCCGAACGCCGTTGCCTTTAACGTCGTTTGCATCTGGATCACCCATGCTGACACGGGGAACATTAGGAATGCGAGGCGACAACTCACCAGCTTTCAACGTATTAGGATCAATTTGCTTGACCTTCTTGGCAGCTTCGCCGTGAGGCTGAGCGTACTCCTCTGCGGAGCCCACTTCTTTGCCCATTTTTTTGTGGGAAAAATTAGCCATTATTTGCTCCCGGGTTTTTGGTTGTGAGCACGAGCCAGGTTGCGACCGACTTGTTTCATAGACAGACTGGTCACGCCACCCTTGGCAAATTTGGTGGGCTTCTGACCGGGATGGTCATGCTTTTCGTGTTTGCGGATTTCGGTGTCCGCAATCTTCTTAACGGTTTTCTTTTCCATCTCAGGCTCCTAAGTAGTCGCAACACTGACTGTACCAACAGCCGTTGCAGTAGTCAAATAATTTGGGGTCAATGCGTTATCAAACAACGTGGCCCCACCGATGGGGTTCCACCCCCACTGGATGTCTCTTGAACCGCCAGAAGGGAAACCCAACGGATCTGGCCCAGAGGCGTAATAGCTGCGATCAGGACGCGGGTTACGCAGACCTTGCGGATCGTCCACAGGGAACTCGCCCAAGTGCAACTGCGGTTGATCTGGATCCCAACAGGTTGGGCACACCAACAACTCGTAGTTCTTGCCTTTGATGACTTCGCGACGCAAAACCTTCAATGGGTACCGAAAGTCGCACCGATCGCACTCGGCAATCGCATTCTTACCTGATGCGAACCTGTTGCCCATCAGTAGCTATTCCCAATGTACATTTGACGCGGCACAAAACGAACCGCCGCCTTTTCACGGTCTTCTTCCGCAGCCAACTGCCAAGCTTCATCATACTGCTGTTTGAGAATCTGAATGCGAGACGCAGTATCGGGCGCTGGGGGCAGCTTCAAAATCAAATAGTACGAAAGGCCAGCCACCATTGCGGGGAGGAACCGGAATGGAATGTCCATCACATTTACGCCGTTACCAGCGTCTTGAGTACGGCGCAGCCGCCAGTACGCGAACTGATACTGCTGCGCCCCATCGGGAATCGGCCACACGGTGACCGAAGGCAAGTACTGAATACTCACTGGGGCGGCAACGGCATGGGTTGTGGCGGTTGTGTTGTTCTGCCCCCGGGCACAGGTGTTGATCGTGTTGCCCGAGATGTACTGGTAAAAAATAATTTCGCTATCGATTTGCACAAAACCGTAAGCAGGCAAACCCACAGTCGAGGTCAGCGTAATGGTAGTGTCCGTTGCTGCAACTGCGCTGGCAACCGTGATCGTGGTGGGGCTTTGCTGCGCATCTTGACGGTTGACCAGTACCTGAATTGGACGTGCCTGCTGCAACTTGTTGGGCAGCGTAGCATAGGTAGAAACACTAATACGCGTGATGGTTAAGTCGGCTTGGTTGCTGGTGCTGTTGGCTTGTGTGCGAATGACGTGTTCCAGCAGATCCACCGTGTCTGATGGCAGCGCGTAGGTGGACTGGCCTTGCACGAGCGTGATGACCCCTTGATCCATAGTCCACATGTTGACGCCACGATTGGCCCAATCAGCGAACAGCAGATTAAGGGATCGACGCGCAGTGCGTAGATCGTAGCCCGAACGCAACTCAGAACCGGCACGCTCGAAAGCCTCCTCAATGATCTCGGTCAATTGAGGGTTGTAAACTGCCCCGCCAGACGTGACAAGATTAGCCATGATAGTAGTTCCTTAGCAGGTCGATTATCCCACCATTGGCATAGATGTTGAAGGTGGAATATCGATCTGAACTCATTCCGCTTCCACTCCCCGGGGAATCTCCTGGCGCAAAACTTCCATTGTAGTAAGGGCCAGTCTCTGTGTTTAAGTTTGTACCGAAGTCGGGATACGTGTACGTTACCGGAGCCGTATCAGTTGCATCTCCTGTTAATGGCGTGATCGTGACGCTAGGCACGCCAAGACTGGTAGCACTTGTTGTATCACTACTGACGGCAGAATTACCCATCGTGCCCGTCAACACGGGGTTTCCACTACTGCCCGTCAACGTACTACCGTCGCTCGTGGTCCCATAGGGGTTGTTGTTCGTGTTACCGTTGCTGGCGGTGGCGGTGGCAGTGTTGTTAGCCGTCGCAGGGTTGTTCGCAATGTCTGTAGCAAGCGTGTTTGTGCCGGACGTAATGTCATTAGCCAGCGTAGTGTTGCCTTGAGTAATGTCGTTAGCCAACGTAGTGTTGCCCGAATTTATCGCGTCTTCGAGCGTTGTGAAATCGTTCTGCGCGTTGTCTGCTGCTTGGTACAAGCCCTCAAAAGGGTTTGCATAAGTTGTCGGTGCGGCGGATTTATCAGGCGTGATACTAAACCCGGGGGTTCCGCTGGACTGCTGCGGCGCAGTCTGCGCTTGTTGGGGTGCTTGGTACGTCCAGTCTTGCGTTTGTGCTGTGTTCGCACCCCAGTTGCTGGCGATGTTACCTTGGATATTCTGGGCAAGTCCTGCTAAGCCGCCGTCATCGAAGTGCTCAACTGAACCGCCTTGGGCGAATGCTGGGCCACCGCTTTGCTGCGCTTGCGCAGGCATCTTAGATCCGCTGAATCCCGAACTCGTGTACGGCTGCGGTGCAGTCTGCGCTTGTTGGGGTGCTTGGTACGTCCAGTTGTCGTTCTGGCCGTTGCCGTTGGTGCTTTGATTGACGTTCGTGTTGTAACCGTTCATGCTGCCCATGCTGGCCCAACCGCCGCCGCCTTGCGGCCCCCACTGGGGCTGCTGACTGCCCATCATCTGAGGGCCACCCAAACCGCCACCATAGCCCGAGCCTTCGCCATAAGGGCTGAACGACTCTTGCTGTCCGTAACTGCTGCCAAACTGGCCGCGTGAACCTTGATAGCCAGACGAACCAAAGCCGGAACCGTAGCCCCCACCGCTTTGACCCCCACCGCCACCGACATCACTCAGCAGTTGTTGGAAGTCTGATGCAACTCGTCCGCCACCGCCGCCCATTACAGACCTTTGAGAGTTTTAGCCAAACGAGCTTGTTTACCCAATGTGCCAGAAGCCTTGGCTGCTTTAGCCAACTTCTTAGCGGGGATGGGTTCCCCTGCTTTAGCGCCTAACTTCTCACGAAGAGCGCCGGGATGTTTGATGGCTCCCGCGATCCAGTTCTTGGTCTTGCCGCCCTTGGCGTACATCTCGACATGGTTCGGATCATCCTTGCGGGTGATCGTCTTCTTGCCGGGCATTTTAGACGGGGCGATCGCCCCCATACCGCGTGAAGCCATCATGATTACCTCTCAGCAAATAGTGCCTTTGGTCAGGCCCTTTTTAGCAATGCCGTCAGCACGCGAGGAGGCAGAGCCGCCTTTCGCCATCTTCTTGACCTTGCCGCCTTTTTTCATACCAGTGCCGCCACCGGGCATGCCGGGAACAGTACCGCCACCGGGCAAGCCTTGAACGGGCGCTCCACCGGGAACACCGGCAACAGGTGCGCCACCTTGTTGCGAACGTGCAGCAGCCAAAGCTGCCAAAGCTTGAGGATTAACCCGAGGTGCGGGTCTGCGAATCATTGTTGCCATGATGGTTCCTTTAGGCTTTACCGCCACCGCACATAGCCTTCACGTGTTCGTGCTGCAGCTTGTGGCCAGCAGCGTGTTGCTTGAAGTGCTCGTGGTGTTGCTTATGGCCGTCGCCGCCATAATGCTTTTCCATGTGGTCAACATGGTGCATGTGTGAAGGGTTTTCTTCCTTCATGTTTTTCATGTCTTCGTGTTTCATGTCAACTCCTTATTTACGGGTTTTGCCGCCGCGCTTCATGCCGGTGGTGCTGCCAGCCATTTTAGGCTCCATAGCACGTGTGTGACCGCGTTCTTGAATGCCGTGTTCGCCGTAAGCACGTTTGCTGCCAGCAGGGACTTTGCCCATTTTAGAAGTAGTCATGCCTTTGCTTTGATCCTTGGTTTCAGTACCAACGGTATCTCCGCCCATAGCCATCTTCAAATGGTGATGAGCCATTTTCATGTGATGTTCTTTAGTTGCCATATCGCCACCCTTTGAGAATTTACGGCCTTTGTCAGCCGAGTTAAAGTCTTTTCCCACAGACTGTGGGATACCCACCTTACGAGCGAATGACGACGAATGTGCAACCGCCCGCATAAGATTATGCTGCTTTTTTGACACGCTCGGCATCATTTCTCCTAAAGTATTCTTTTTGCCAGTTGCAGTTTTTAGTCTGAGGTTCCGCCTTGCTCTTGCTTGGCATCACTTTGCCCCTTGCTGAAGAAGCTGGTCAATTTTGCCTTCCAACTTGTTAAAGCGCTGGTCAATGTGTTCAGTAATTTTGTTAAGTTCTTCATTGGTCACGTATCCTTTAGCGATTTCCTCGCGTGTACGGTTGAGCAAAAGCTCAATCCGTTTAAGATCATTAGACTTCTCTTTGAGAAAAAAGGCAACCATCCCCAAAACTAAGGATAAGCCGCCTGACCAGATCATGTTCGCATCCATTTCAGCACTTCCAAGCTTTTAAACTTTTATTGATCCGCGAATTTGGGTCTTTAGCAGTTTCTTTATACTTGTCCCACTTAGGAGAATCTACCGAAGCGTACAAGTATTGCGCAGCAAATTCAAGCAATGTAGGGTCATCCCTAAAATGCCCAAGTCCACGGTTGCAATGATTACACAACAAACCACGAACTTCACCTGTTTTATGGTCGTGGTCTACAACAAGTTTTGTTTCATCACCACAAATTACACACTGTTTAACTGTTGCTTTTAACTCTGCTAAAGTCTCATCAGAAATTGAATGCCTATATGCCCCACGAGAATTTGCATTCCTGTACTCACGCCTACAAGCACGGCACCAACTATCAAAGCCAGACTTTGTTTTATTATGCAAAGGGAAATTAACCGCGTCTAACGGTTTTTCCACTTTGCATCTGGTACAACTTTTGTTTAACAATTCCATGCCTTTAAAGACAACGCTTTGCGCGTGGGCTTTCCTTTTTCATCTTTCATTGCTCCTGGCATTCCGCTCATTCTGGCACAAAAAGAATCGCGACGGGCTGCATCTTTTTTTGTTTTTGGGTGTGGAGCAGGGGGCTTCAGATTCATCCCTTGCTTTTTGGCGCTGGCTCGCCCCTTGGCGTTCAAGCCGCCGTTGGGGTTCTTGCCTTCTTTGCGCGTCCATGCGGGTGTTTTAGCCATGATTAACCCACTGAGTTGGCTATTAAATAGCCACCAGCAAAGATGCTGCCAACAAACGGGCCGCCTGAATTTGACTTCAACTGAAACTGTATATCAGTTCCCGCTTCATGCTGGATTGGCACAGTATAGGGGATATTAAAAATCTGCACAAACGGCGACTGTGACAGCACGTTTGTGTTACCGCTATATGCTATTGGGTAACCATTGATGTTGTCTGCGGGGTTGCCTAAGTTGTATTTATTGGACTCGGCATAAAGCATGTAGTTGCTAGATGTAAAACCAATGCTGGCGTTGCCTTGTACGTACGACAAATAAAACGTGTACCCGTTAGGAACGGTAAAAATAGACGCTTGTGTCTGACCAATACCGGGGTTAATCTGGGCGTAAAGCACCGTGCTGTTCTTGCAAGTAACTGTGCCCGCATTAACACCATTGACGACATTCAGACCGTTGATGCGGAAATAGGAATTAACCGTTGTAACGCCGGTAGTGCCATTTAACGTAATGTACTCAGACAGCATGTTAAAGTTAGCATCCAACCCCATAACAAAGATAGTCTGGGTATCGGTGGTGCTAGACACCAAAGTCATTTGAACAGCAGATGATGGGTACACGTACGCACCGCCCGATTGCGTCAGACCTTCCCACAAAGGGCCAAGCGCGGTTGAACCAACCGCCGTGCTATACCCAAATATTTCAACTGGGTAATGGTAAGCAATGTCCCCCCGGCCAACTTGCAACTCAAAAGGCTCATGTTTGCCCTTGCGAGTGATGGAAGTGGGCGAAGAATTGCCGTAAAACGAAACTGAACTGACAGCCATAATTGATCTCCTTAGTTACAAAGAGGGGGCCGAAGCCCCCGGATCAATTAGTCAAAGTTACCGTAGGGGTAAGTGGTCAGCGTACCGATGTTGTTATCGGGCTGGGTGTAACGCAAAGTAGCGTTCAATTGGCCGGTGATTGAAGTCGCGGTGTTCAAAGCTGTTCCAACCAAAGCAATGGTCACCACAACTTGAGACAAGTTAGGCTGGTTACCACCTTGGTAAATGTCCGTAGAGGTGGCCGATTGGTTGGAAATTTGAGTGCCGGTGAAGGTAGACAGTGCTTGACGGCCAACAGCGTTAGAAGTCAAGGCAGCAGTTTGGAAATATGCAGCAGTACCGGCAGCAGCAGTGTAGTTGTTGCTAACCAAGAACTGAACCGAGGTCAGGGATGCAGAACCACCAGACACGGCAAATGCAGTTTGAATGTCCAACAGCACGTCATCCAAGTCAGAGCCGGTGGGCAAATAGAACACAGCGCCACGGTAAACATTGGTAGCGGTGTCAGCAGGAATGGTTTGAGCAGTGGGGGTGGCGGTTGCCGAGGGCACAAACACAGTGCCGTTGACGTTAGGGATGCCGTTTGAGGCCACAAATTGACCTGATGCGCCACCGTAGGTGGAAGTGCCAACCACTGCGTTAGCAATGTTCACATCAACGTTTTGAACCAATTGCGAATAACCAACGTTACGCAAAGCGCCAAAACGGTTGTCGCCCGAAAGGATTGGGCCGTCGAATGTACTGCGTGGCATGACAAATGTCCTTATGCAAAAGTTACCTTGTTAATCGTTGCATCGTCTGCTGGGCCAGTGGCAACAAGGTTAAATTCCCAGATGCGTCATAGTACCTTATTTGGCGGTGGTGTCAAGGAGTTTATTGGATTTTTTGAGGTTTTCCTCTTGCGTAATAACCCGTAGGTTCCACGGCACGTGTAGCCCACAAACAACATCTGAACGCAAAGGAACTATGTGGTCAACAACGTACTGCTCCCCTGTTGTTTGGGACATGGTTATTGCGATTTGATACAACTGTCTTATTTCTGATTTTTGTTTTCTGGTCAACCAAGGGGGTGTCGCCTCTCGGTGTTTTCTTCTACGTGCTTTAGTGTCTGCCCGTACTTGTGTTTTATTATTTTCTTTCCATGTATTGCGGTACTCACGCAATTGCGCTGCTGGTCGTGTCTTGGCTGCTGCAATCACTTGTTCTTTGTTTTCTAAATACCATTCATTTTTTTTGTCTTTGACTTCCTCACGCCTGTTGTACTCCTTGAAGTACTCAGCGCGGGTGACACTGGCTTTTTCCCACTCGACTTTTAAACATTCAACGCAGGACCCCTTGGTTTTGCGTGGGGCGATGTGCCCATGCTTGCACGGTTGCCCTGTGAAGTAATGGGTAGCACCCGTCCGTTTAGCTTCTTCGCGGGTTTTAGGTAAATTTGCGGTATCCATTTGCTGCTCCTGTGACTTAGTTACAGGTAACAGTATACACTCCTTTTAGGCAAAGAAAAGGCCCCGAAGGGCCTTTAAACATGGGGGTAAACCCTTGTTTTTAGTAGGAACTGAACACACCGAGGGGGTCAGACCAGCCGAAGCTGTAACGCTCACGGGACTTGTAACGGACATTGCCCGTATCGAAATCACCATCCATGGAGTTCTGCAAAGGAATCCGCTCGAAGTGCTTCAGGCCGTTAGGAACGTCAGTGGTCAAGAACCAGGTGTTGGTCGAGGTCAAGAAGTGGTTAACGGTGTAACCTTCAGGAATCGAACCGTTGTTCTTGATGGCGTTGATGTCGTTGTTGTTCGTACCAACGCGCAACTCGGTTTCGAGCAGACGGGTAGCAACGAACATCAGGCTTGGGGGAACCACCAACTTGCGGGGCTTAGCAGCGATCAACAGACCACGTTCGTCAGTCCACGCAGCGATTTGAATTACGGCTGCTTCAAGAGCAGTTTCGTTCAAGTCGGAGGGGGTAGCGAAAGTGTTAGCGTTAGTGCCACCGTTAACCAAGGGGTGAGCGGTAGAGAACAAAGATTGGCCGTCACCGCCGGTATAAGCAGCGTTGTAGCCATTGTTCAGAACCGAAGCAGCCTTGACTTGCTTGGTGTACGCCATAGCACGAGCCAGACCCTTGGTGTAACGAGCAGACAGGCTGTCGTACAAGTTATCTTCAATCGCTTCTTCAGTGATTGAGAAACCCAAGGCAATGGTTTCGTGGTTATAGCGAGCAGTCCAAGCTTCTTGTGCGTTGTCATAAGAAATCGCACTACCTTCATTCTTCACCGGAGCGGCGGAGAAGCCAGACAGTTTGGTTTCTTCTTCAAACGAACGTTCAGAAGTTTCGGTTTCATAAATTTCTTTATGTTCTTCACCGTAACGAGCGTACTCCAAGCCGAACAAAGCGTTCAGACCGGGGAGCAGTTCTTTAAGTAGTTGTGCGCGTGAAATAGCCATGTTAATTTACTCCTTAAACGCCAGAGCTGTTGGTCAAGCCTTGGAAACCTTGGTTCCACACGACTTTAACTTCAGGATAGCCAACAAACGAAATTGCAGTACCAGACGACAAAGTAATAGCGCTGGACACAGTAACGGTAGTGCCGCTAATGTTGGTCACAGTGATGTAGTTACCTTGAGCAGAACCAGTGCCGCTAGGAGCGATCAACTGCATACCGGCTTGGATGGCGCTGTTAGCAGCGGTCAAAGTCACGGTGGTGCTAGAGCCCGAAGTGGAGCCAGTAGCGGTCACAGTCACAGCAGTGTCAGGAACCAAACCAACCACACGGAAAGGCAAAGCAGTGGTAACACGGGTGTTGCCCGAAGTACCAGAGCTGACCACGCCACCAGACACAGCCATTGCGGAGTCACCAGTGTTGGTGTTGCCAGCATTGCCAGTCACAGCGTACAAGTTAGTGCCAACAAACGATTGGCTTGCATAACCAACGGTAGTGCCGGTGTTAGCCAAAGATGTACCTTGAACGGTCATCACAGCCTTAAACACAACACGTGGATCGTCGATCACATAAGCGGTGGCGTTGTTAGACACAGTGTTGGCGGGCCAATACTGAGCACGCACGGTTTGACCCGACGAGTTCACATATTCGCAACCAACAAAGATACCCAGAGTGCCAGCAACGGCAGTACCGGGAGACGAAGCGGCAGACATACCAGTAGCAACGACAGTACCGCCAGACAACTGGACGATATCGCCAAAGAACAAACCAGTAGAGTAGCCGGAAGCGATCGCAATAGAACGGGTGCTACCTGCATAAGGTAAGCCGCCTAGTTCATTGATCGCCGCAAACCCATAAGGGGCGGGGACGATAGGATAAGCCATTTAAAACTCCAAAAGTTATTTAGAACCAGAACCAAATGCGGTGCCCCGTGTCGAAGTAGATTTTCTATCCGAGAACAAAGGCATACGCGGATCTTGTTGACGCATAAAATTATTGTCCACTGATTCCATCTGGGATTGGTTTTGACGGTTGTAATAGTCCATCATCGCTTCGAGGCGTTCAGTTGGCATTCTGCACAACATCAAACCGCCGAT